AAACCCTCTGCCTGGGCGCCATCGACATCAGGAGGCTGGGTATGAATCAGGCCGATATTGAAGACATGATCCAGCAGTATATGACCGCTGAACGCGCCGTTCTGCTGGGGAAATCCATCACCTTTAACGGGCAGTCCATGACGATGGAGAACCTCAGTGAAATTCAGAAGGGGCGGAAAGCCTGGGAGCGCCGGTTAAGCACGTTGCTGGCGGCGCAGCGCGGGCGACCGCAGTACCGGTTGGCGAGGTTCCCGCGATGAGCCTGATTGATGATGCCATTGGCCTGATTTCACCGGGCTGGAAAGCCTCCCGGTTGCGGTCCCGTGTGGCAATCAATGCCTACGAGGCGGCATTACCGACGCGCACGCACCGGGCGAAGCGGGAAAACCGCAACGCAAACCAGCTCACGCAATTTGCTGGCCGGTCGATCAGGGAGCAGGCGCGCTGGCTGGACAATAATCACGATCTGGTGATTGGCCTGCTGGACAAACTCGAAGAGCGCATCGTCGGCGCGCGCGGAATTGTGGTTGACCCCCAGCCCATCCTGAAAACGGGGCTGGTGGCCGATGAACTCTCTAAACAGATCCGGGCAGCCTGGGCAGAGTGGTCTGTTTCCCCCGAAGTGACAGGGCAGTTTACCCGCCCTGTCCTTGAGCGGCTGATGGCAAGAACCTGGCTACGCGACGGTGAGGTTTTCGGCCAGATGGTACGGGGTTCCGCACCCGGACTCACCCCGACGGCGAACATCCCTTTCTGGGTCGAAGCGCTGGAGCCGGACTACATACCGCTGGAGATGAACGATACCGGGAAGGGGATTTGTCAGGGGATCTATCTCAACAACTGGGGATGCCCGACAAAGTATGTCGTCTACAAAAATCTGGTGACATCAGGCGTTGCACTGGGCAACACCAAGGAAATCGCTGCAGACGGCATGATGCACCTCAAATTCATGCGCCGTCTTCATCAGGTCCGGGGAAACAGCCTGCTGTCCGGCATCCTGATCCGCCTGAGTGCGCTGAAAGAGTATGAAGATTCTGAACTGACGGCTGCCCGTATTGCCGCTGCGCTGGGTATGTACGTGAAAAAAGGCGACGGGCAATCCTACGGCGATGCCGGTGGTAATGACAAAGACTCCCGCGAACTCAACATCGAGCCCGGGATGCTCTTTGATGAACTGGAGCCCGGCGAAGAAATCGGAATGATTAAATCGGACCGGCCGAATCCCAACCTTGAGACGTTCCGCAACGGGCAGCTCAGGGCGGTAGCCGCCGGCAGCCGCAGCAGTTTTTCCAGCATCTCCCGTAACTACAACGGCACTTACAGTTCTCAGCGTCAGGAGCTGGTGGAGTCCTTTGAAGGCTACGGCATTCTTCAGGATGCATTTATTGCGGCCGTGACCCGACCGATGTACCGCAGCTGGTTGCAGATGGCGATCACCGCGGGCGTGATTGACGTTCCGCCCGATGTGGACATGTCGACGTTGTTTAATGCGGTCTACAGCGGGCCGGTGATGCCGTGGATTGACCCGATGAAAGAGGCCAACTCCTGGCGCGTGCTGTTACGCGGCGGTGCTGCAACGGAAGGGGACTGGGTCAGGGCGCGCGGCGCGAATCCGGGCGATGTAAAACGCCGCCGAAAGGCGGAGGTCGACGAAAACAAAACGTTAGGTCTGGTCTTCGACACGGACCCGGCAAACGATAAAGGGGAAGCCAGTGCGAAAGAATCGAAGAAATAAACTGGGTGTGTCACCCAAGGCCTCCGCGGGGGACAAAAGCTGGTTCCGCATGAAGGCGAGCGGCGACAAGACTGCTGATATTTATATTTATGACGAGATTGGTTACTGGGGCGTGACCGCCCGCCAGTTCGCCAGCAGCATGAAAGCGCTGGGCGATCTGGACCATATCAACCTGCATATCCACTCGCCGGGCGGCGATGTCTTTGACGGCATTGCCATTTACAACCTGCTTAACAGCCATACGGCGAGCAAAACCGTGTATATCGACGGTCTTGCCGCCTCAATGGCCTCGGTGATTGCCATGGTGGGCAATCCCATCATCATGCCTGAAAACGCCATGATGATGATACACAAGCCCTGGGGGATCACCGGCGGCGATGCCAACGACATGCGCGACTATGCTGACCTGCTGGACAAGGTCGAGGCCGTGCTGATCCCGTCCTATGCCAAAAAAACCGGCAAAACCCCTGACGAACTTGCCCTGATGCTGGGTGAGGAAACGTGGATGACCGCGCAGGAGTGCCTTGAGCACGGTTTTGCTGACCAGATTTCTACCGCGGTGCAGGCAATGGCCCGCATTAATTCAAAACGTATCGAGGAATTCGACGCTATGCCAAACGCACTGAAAAACATGATCACCAAGCCGAAAGCGACGACTCAGAACCCGCCGGAACCGCAGAATCCACCTGTTGCGCCTGTTGTTCCTGGCCCCGCAGCGCTGGATGAAAACACCATCCGAAATCAGGTCATTGCCGCCCAGAAACAGCGCGTCACGGGGATCAAAGACCTGTTCGCGATGTTTGGCGGCCGCCATCAGGAATTACAGGCGTCATGCATTGAAGATATCGACTGCACGGTCGATCAGGCCAAGGACAAGCTGCTGGTGATGCTGGGGAAAGATGCCAGCCCGTCGAATAAAAACGGTGGCAATGCGCACATTCATGCCGGCAACGGGAATTTCACCGGCGACGGTATCCGCCAGGCGCTGATGGCGCGCGCGGGCTACGAAGACCGGCAGAATGACAACGTGTATAACGGCATGACCCTGCGCGAATATGCGCGCATGTCGCTGACCGAGCGCGGGGTCGGCGTTGCGGCTTATAACCCGATGCAGATGGTGGGGCTGGCGATGACGCACACCACCTCTGATTTTGGCAATATTCTGCTGGATGTGGCGAACAAATCTCTGCTGCAAGGCTGGGAAGAGTCACAGGAGACCTTTGAAGCCTGGACGAAGAAAGGGCAGCTCTCTGACTTTAAAACGGCGCACCGCGTCGGGCTGGGCGGCTTCCCGTCGCTGCGTAAGGTACGCGAAGGGGCGGAATACAAATACGTCACGACCACCGATAACAGCGAGACCATTGCGCTGGCCACCTACGGTGAAATTTTCTCCATTACCCGTCAGGCCATCATCAACGACGATCTGAACCAGCTGACCGACGTGCCGATGAAAATGGGCCGCGCCGCGAAAGCCACCATCGGCGATCTGGTGTATGCCGTGCTGACCGGCAACCCGAAATTGTCAGACGGTAAGGCGTTGTTCAGCAGCGATCATAAAAACCTGGCAACCGGTGCCATTGACGTCACGAATCTGGATGCGGGTCGCCAGCTGATGCGCGTTCAGAAAGAGCCAACCACCGGCCGCACCCTGAATATCCGCCCGGCGTTCCTGCTGGTGCCAACCGCCCTCGAAACCGTGGCAAACCAGACCATCAAATCTGCCAGCGTGAAAGGCGCCGACGTTAACGCCGGTATCATCAACCCGATCCAGAACTTTGCGACGGTGATCGGCGAACCGCGTCTGGACGATAACAGTGCCAAGTCCTGGTACCTGGCCGCTGCACAGGGTATGGACACCATCGAGGTGGCTTATCTCAACGGTGTCGAGCTGCCTTACATCGATCAGCAGGAGGGGTTCAGTTCTGACGGTATTGCGACGAAAGTGCGCATTGATGCCGGTGTTGCGCCGCTCGATTACCGCGGTCTGGTGAAATCCTCCGGCCAGTAATCCTCCTCCCGCGTTGCCCGAATGCCCGTAAGGGCTTTTTTTATACCTAAAATTCGCCCCCTTCCGGGGCGTCTGGAGTTTTTCAATGGCTAAGAATTTTGTACAGGAAGGTCAGACGATTTCCATTACCAACACCGGCGCTGCCGTGATCGAGAGCGGCGACCCCGTGGTACTGGGTTCCCTGCTGGTTGTCTCTCTGGTGGATATTGCCCCGAATGAAACCGGTACGGGCATGGCTGAAGGGGTATTCCTGCTGCCGAAAGTCTCCGCCGATGCGATCCCCGCTGGCACAAAAGTGTATATCGCGGACGGCGAAATCCAGCTGGCGTCTGCGGATGCCGTGGCCGCCGGCATTGCCTGGGAAGCTGCCGCCGCGGGCAGCACCGTTGTTGAAGTGAAAATCAATGGCTAACGCCTTTGATGCGTTGGCCGCGCGGATGGATGCGGTAACAACCGCGCGGTTTGGGCGGGAGGTGGTGATTAATGGCACCGTGTTCACCGGTGTTGAAAGCCATTTTCTGCCCGAGATGGGGCCGGTGAGCGGCGATGGCCTGTCTGTTGTGGTTTTTTCTCCCGATTACCGGCCGCACCGTAACGATCAGGTGGTTTATCAGGCAGAAAGTTACATTGTCACCCGTCATCAGATGTTTAACGGGAAGCCACAAATCTGGCTGGAGTAAGGGGAGGGAATATGACCATCAAAGGGCTGGAGCAGGCCATCGCCAATATGAACAGTATCAGTTCGACGGCCGTTCCCCGCGCCTCGGCGCAGGCGGTTAACCGGGTGGCGGGGCGGGCCATCAGTCGCAGCAGCAGCACGGTGTCGAAGGAAACCAAGGTGCCGAGAAAGCTGGTCATGCAGCGTGCAAAACTGAAAAAGGCCACGATAAACCGGCCGGTTGCCACGTTAAAAATCAACCGGGGTAATTTGCCGGCCATCAAGCTGGGCGCGGCGCAAATGCGTGTTTCACGCCGTCAGGGCAACCTACGCGGGCAGGGCAGCGTACTCAAAATAGGCCGCTTTACCTTTCGGAATGCGTTTATTCAGCAACTGGCTAACGGCCGGTGGCATGTGCTCCAGCGTTCCGGGAAAAGCCGGTACCCGATTGAGGTCGTGAAGATACCGTTAACCACCCCACTTACGGAAGCGTATACCGCAGAAACCCACCGTCTGATGCAAAGCGACATGCCGAAGGAAATGGCTTCCGCCCTGAAAAATCAACTGAGGCTGATCATTAAACGATGATAAAGCACCCCAAAATCCGTAAAGCCGTGCTGGATGCGCTGAAACTTTCGGTGACCGATCCTTCCGTCACCTGGTATGACGGCCGTCCGAGTTTTCTGACCGCTGAAGACCTGCCCGCCGTTGCCGTCTACCTGTCCGGTGCTGAACCCACGGGGGAAACCCTTGATGAAGATGAGTGGCGGGCGACGCTTCACGTGGAGGTATTTCTTAAGGCGGTGAGTCCTGATACCGATCTCGACCTGTGGATGGAACAAAACATTTACCCCGTTGTGGGTGACATTCCGGCGCTTTCAGACCTTATCGAAAACATCACGCCCGAAGGCTATGACTATCAGCGCGATGATGAAATGTCGACGTGGGGCTCCGCTGACCTGCGTTACACCCTGACTTACTTAATGTGAGGAATTTATGACCACACAACTCGAACCGACCAAAGGCGCGGGCACCACACTCTGGATTTACACCGGCAGCGGCGATCCCTACGCCAATCCGCTATCGGATCAGGACTGGACCCGGCTGGCGAAAATCAAGGAACTGACGCCGGGAGAAATGACGGCGGAATCCTACGACGACACGTACCTCGATGACGCCGACGCCGACTGGAACGGCACGGCGCAGGGGGCCAAATCTTCCGGGGACACGTCGTTTACACTGGCCTGGAAGCCCGGCGAGAGCGGGCAGCAGGATCTGGTTAACTGGTTTTACGATGGCGCGGTGCGCGGGTACAAAATTCGGTATCCCAACACCGCTGTTGATGTCTTCCGTGGCTGGATCAGCAGCCTGGGCAAAGCGGTGCCGGTAAAAGAGGTGATCACCCGGACGGTGAAAATCACCAATACGGGCAAACCTGCGCTGGCCGAGAGCAATCAGACCGCCGCGGTACCCGTGACCGGCGTGACCGTCACGCCGTCAACCACCAGCGTGGTGGTCGGACAAAATGCCGTGATCACTGTGGCAGTGCTTCCGGACGGAGCGACAAACGGCTCGTTTAATGTTGCGGCTGCCGATCCGACCATCGCCACGCTGACGGTATCGGGTAATACAGTCACGGCGAAGGGCCTTAAAGCGGGCACGACACAACTCATCGTGATGACCAATGACGGCCAGAAAGTGGCTATCTGCACACTGACCGTCACGGCGGCATAACGGAGCGAGCATGTTTTTAAAATCAGAACTGTTTGAGTTCAACGGGGCAAACGCCACGCTGTACGAGTTGTCGGCGCTGCAGCGCGTCGAACTGTTGCATTATCTGGCCGCGCAGGAAAAAGCGTTGCCCAACGATGAGCCTGACGAACAAATCCTGTCAGCCGCACTGGTTGAACTGAATATCCGGGCGGGTGCGATGGTAGTCGCCATGTCCCTGTGGCACAGCGAGTCGCCGAAGCCGGATATCCGCGAACTTCAGCAACAAGTGATGAGCACATGGCCGGTCGAGGCCATCGGGAAAGCGGATACCCAGGTCAAAGTGCTGTCGGGCATGATGGCAAATTTGCAGACAACCGAACAGGAAGTTCCTGAGTCTGAAGACACCGACAGCGCAGGGGAAACAGCGGAAAAGCGCTAACCCGTGAAATGGACTTTGTCATGAAGCTGGCGCGTGAGTTCAGACGGCCTGACTGGCGCGCCATGCTTGCTGATATGTCCTCCAGCGATCTGGAGGAATGGCACCGATTTTACGAGTCCCATTACTTCGAAGATGCGCTGCTTGATGCACATTTCGCCGCGCTGAACCTCAATATTTTGTCGCTGGTATGCGGGGAAACCGATATTAACGTGGGTCATTTCAGTCTGCTAAAACCTCACGTCGTGGAAGAGCAGCCGGATCCCGATGATGAACAGTTAATGGCTATCGCAGAAGGTCTGTCAGGAGGAGTCCGCTATGGCCCAGCCAGTGGGTGATTTGGTCGTCAGCCTCGATGTTGATGCCGCAAAATTTAATGAACAGGTCAGTTATGTCCGCAAGCAATTTACCGGCTTAGGGGCGGACTCGACGAAAGCCGGGACGCAGGTTCAGCAGGCATTCTCTAAACAGGAGCTTGCGGCACAGCGTGCGGGTATTTCCATCGGGCAATATAAAGCGGCAATGCGGATGTTGCCTGCTCAGTTCACCGATATTGCCACCCAGTTGGCAGGCGGGCAAAGTCCCTGGCTGATCCTCCTTCAGCAGGGCGGTCAGATTAAAGATTCGTTTGGCGGGGTCGGGAACGTTGCCAAAATACTGCTGACATACATTACGCCGCTCAATGCGGCTATTGGCGTCGCTGCTGCCGTTTTTGGCAGCCTTGGCCTGGCGGTTTATAAAAGTCAGCAGGAGATTGCCGAAGCCAGCAAAATTATTCAGGAGTCCTTGGGTTTAAGTGGTAGTGCAGCGGAAAAGCTGGCGCAAAATATCCGGGCTATTGCCGATTCTTCTGGCGCGTCGATTAAAAGCGTTGCCGATCTCTTCATCACCACAAAAGATGGTGCTGACGAAGCCACGCAGAAAATGATTGCGGTCGGCTTCAGCTATCTGGATGCCAAAGCCAAGGTCAGTGAATACAAAGGCTCATCTGATTTTACCAACCTCAACACCCAGATCGAAGCGCACCGGCTTAAGGTTCTCGGTATTCCGGATGCGTGGACGGACGCGGAAGAGGCGGTCAGAAATTATTATTCCGGGGTCAATTTAGGCAAGCAAAGTGCGGCATTGGGCGGTGCTATTGATCCCATCGTTGGCGTTCTTGAGCAGGCGAAGCAGTTAAGGGGGGACCTCACAAAAGCCACGACAGACGGGAACCTGGCAACACAGAAATCCGTGGAGTGGATAAATAAGGAATATCTGGCCACGGATGCTGTTGCAGGTGCTGAAGCTAAACTTAAAGAGGCGCGGGAACAGTCACGGAAAATTGCCTTTTCGGGGGATGCGACCGCTATCGCGAATGCGCAAAAACTCATTGCCCTGCGTGAGAAAGAAGTCGAGCAGGCAAAGAAACGGCAGGAGCCCAAAAAACAGCGGATCACCACTTCTGCGGGAGACCGGGCAGAAGACAGCGCGCAGGGGGACTTACTGAGTCTGCAGGCACAGCTTAAGGTGCTGCAGCAGCATACCAGCGTTAACGATGTTATCAGCCAGCAGCGCAAAGATTTGTGGCAAACCGAAAATCAGTACGCCGTCCTTGAGCAGGCAGCCAGCAGCCGGCAGTTATCTGCACAGGAAAAATCCCTGCTGGCGCATAAGGATGAAACGCTTGAGTACAAACGGCAACTGGCTGGGCTGGGCGATAAGGTCGTTGCCCAGCAAAGGCTGAATACACTTTCCGACCAGGCGGACAAATTTGCCCAGCAGCAGTCGGCAAAACGCGCCGCTCTGGATGCCCAGGCAGAGGGCGTATCCTCACGTCAGGCAGATCGGGCCGCCACCCTGCAGCGTCTGCAGGAAAGCTATGCGTTTAACCCCTCTGCCCAGCAGCGCGTCCTGCAGGAGCAACAGAAAACGTATGATGCAGAAGACGCCCTGCGGTCAAACTGGGTCGCGGGTGCGAAACAGGGCTGGGCGGAATACGCTGAATCTGCAACAGATGTTTTCACGTCCGTGCAGCAGGTGGCTCAGTCCGGATTTAACGGGCTTACAGACCAGTTGAACAGTCTGGTCACTACCGGCAAGGCCAGTTTCAAAGACTTCACCTCATCCATTCTTAAAATGATTGTTAACGTGATCGACCGTCTGCTGGTGGCCTACGCGATTCAGTCAGCTATGGGATGGGTAACGGGAAGCGTTTCGGGTGGCGGTAATGCAGGGACAGCAATCACCGGCGGCAGCTATAGTAACCTTCCGCTTGCTTATAACGGTGGTTACATCCGCGAATATGACGCGGGGGGTTACACCGGACACGGCGGAAAGTATGAACCCAAAGGCATTGTTCACGGCGGGGAGTTTGTATTCACCAAGGAAGCGACCAGCCGTCTGGGTGTTGCAAATCTCTATCGTATGATGCGGGGCTATGCGACAGGGGGATATGTGGGCGGCGGACAGACGCCAGTTGGTGCTGCAGGAAATATGAGCGCCGGAAATCCTGTATTTCATAACACTATCATCCTTCAAAACGACGGCACAGCAAGCACTAAAACCTCTGGCAGTAACGATGAGATGAGTAAGGCGATGATGAATATGCTGGATCAGTTCTGTCAGAAAAACATCACCAATGCTTTGCGCCCCGGTGGCCAACTCTTCAATGCAATGAAAACCCGATAACCCCTTTATAGGTATCCCATGGCAATCGACATTTTCACGTGGCCCACCCAGGTCGCCAGCCAACCTTCGACTGAATATAACCGGACGGTGAGAAAGGCTCAGTTTGGGGATGGCTATGCTCAGATTTCTGAGGAGGGTATTAATTCGGAAATGATTAAATTTCCCTATTCCTATCGCGGCCCGCTCGTGACCTCACTCGCCATCAGAGATTTTTGCCGCAACCATTGCAGCAAGGCCTTTATCTGGACACCGCCACACGGTGAGAAAGGGTTATATCGGGTAGCCGCTGATTCTATTCGTATGCAACCAAACGGAAAGTTGCAGGCAACCATCACAGCAACGTTCGAGCAGGCCTATTCTGCAACGGGGGGATAATGTCATTAAACAGTGATTATCAAAAACTCGAGCCGGGAAACACTGTCCGGCTTTTTGAGGTGGACGGTACCGCTTTTGGCACCGGTGAGGTCCTCAGATTTCACAATTACAATCTGGCCTACACCGAGACCGAAATCGCCGCCGCCGGTGGCAATGAATCGAAACTGCCTGCGAAATCAATCTGGTGGCAGGGTAACGAATATTCAGCGTGGCCGGTTCAGATTGAAGGTATTGAGGCTTCAACCAGCGGCAGCGGCGCACAGCCGAAACTGACTGTGGCGAATCTTGACGGGTCGATTACCGCGTTGTGTCTGGCTTACGATGACATGCTTCAGGCTGTGGTGACGATTCACGATACGCTGGCGCAATACCTCGACGCCCGAAACTTTGCTGGCGGGAATGCCACGGCGGACGCCACGCAGGAAAAGTTGCAGGTTTTCTACATCGACAGCAAGAGCATGGAAACCAACATTTCTGTTGAGTTCACGCTGAGCAGCCCGATGGATTTGCAGGGATTGATGATCCCGACGCGGCAGCTTCATTCTCTCTGCACCTGGTGCATCCGCGGCAAATACCGATCAGGGGATGGCTGCGATTACGCCGGTACCAACTATTTCGATAAGCACGGTAATCCGGTTAGCGATCCCTCGCTCGACGTGTGCAACGGTACGCTGAACACGGGGTGCAAGCTTCGCTTTGGAGCAAACAACGAATTACCGTTCGGCGGCTTCCCGGGCACCTCTCTGATTAAGAGCTGATTATGCGTGATAAAACCCTGCAGGCAATTTTTGAACATGCCCGGCAGAGCTACCCACACGAATGCTGTGGCGTGGTAGCGCAGAAAAGCCGGGTTGAGCGTTATTTTCCCTGTGCCAATCTGGCAGCCAATCCCACCGAAGATTTTCACCTCGATCCCGTGGGTTATGCTGACGCCGAAGACTGGGGAACGGTTATTTCCATCGTTCACAGTCACCCAGATGCAACGACTCAGCCCAGCGAACTGGATAAGGCGCAGTGCGACGCAACAGAATTACCCTGGCACATCGTGAGCTGGCCGGATGGGGATTTTCGTACCATTCAGCCACGCGGTGAATTGTCCTTGCTCGAGCGACCGTTTGTGCTCGGGCACACCGATTGTTGGGGGCTTGTGATGAGCTATTACCGGCAGATGCACGGCATTGAGCTGACCGATTACCGCGTCGATTATCCGTGGTGGGAAGATGAGTACCCGGATAATTTCTATCAGGATTGCTGGTATGAATGCGGGTTTCGCGAATTCAGCGGGCCACCAGTGCCAGGTGATATGGTGATCATGCAGGTTCAGTCCAATAAGTGGAATCATGCGGGGATCCTGCTCGAAGGCAACATGCTACTGCACCACATGTACGGCATGCTCAGTAATCGAGTTCCTTACGGCGGATACTGGCAGGAACGAACTATGAAAATTGTAAGGCACAGAGATTTTTATCAATTCAGCAAGAGAGTTTTCTAGCTTCCAATTGCGTAAGTTAGGAATTAGGATTACTCCGAACTTAACTTATGGGATAGGGATATGAAGAAGTTGTTTGTGGTATTTGCAGTTTTAATTCTTGCGGGTTGTGCTCGGCCTCATGGACCTGCAGAAAAAATATTGGCCCCAGAATTAGTCACTCCTAAAACTGGCGTTGCTCAAACTAAAGTTACTGTAACAAGAAACAAACAATTCATTGGTGGTGGCAGCGGGGGACTTTGTAAGTTCCTAGTATCAATTGACGACAAAGAGGTAGCGTTATTGCGTCAAAACCAATTTGTTACAGCTTATCTTAATAACGGGCCTCATAAATTAAAAGTAAGTAACGATTGCAATGTAATGTCTATGGGTATGCGTAAAACGTTAGATATTATTGGGGATGGACAAGACCAAGAATATATAGCGGAACAAGGTATATGGGGGCAGTACAGGATGTGGCGCGAAAAATAGCCAATATAAGTAATATTAAATCGCCGAAAGGCGATTTTTTATGGAGTAAATATGCAAGAATTAATGACTCGAATTGAACTCGGAGGTTCGCTCGGTAAAATTTTTGGTAAATCTCATTACCGACTTATTCGCACTGTTTCAGAAGCCGGAAGAGCGCTTAGTTGCACCATTCCTGGATTTGAAAGATATATGAATAACAGCAAAAAAAGAGGCATTACTTATGCTGTTTTCAAAGGAAAGAAAAACATTGGTGAGGATGATTTAGGTTATCCGGTAACAGGTGATGTAATTCGTATTACACCTGTAATTATCGGCAGTAAACGAGCTGGGCTACTACAAACAATACTCGGTGCGGTACTGGTCGTTGTTGGAACATTAACATCTGCATATGGTGGTGGTGTGCTTATCGCTCCTGGTGTGGCTCTAATGGCTGGCGGCGTCATTCAAATGCTATCCCCGCAGACCGCCGGTCTCGCCAGTAAGCAGGATGCAGACAACCAGGCTTCCTATGCCTTCGGCAGCGTTACAAATACGGCAGCTCAGGGATACCCTGTTCCGCTTCTTTACGGAAAACGCCGGATCGGCGGCGCGATTATTTCCGCCGGTATTTATGTAGAAGACCAGCAATAACCTCACCACCTCATCCTTACTTCTAAGGTCGCTTCGGCGGCCTTTTTTTATGGGCGAAATATGGCAACCGCAACCAAAATAAATGGCAGCAAGGGCGGCAGTTCCTCATCCCGCACGCCTGTAGAACAGCCAGATGACCTTCAGTCTATCGCTAAAGCAAAACTGCTTATTGCTTTGGGGGAAGGGGAATTCGGGGGTGGCCTCACAGGCCAATCCATTTTTCTGGATGGAACGCCGCTGCTTAACAGTGACGGCTCGAGTAATTTTAGCGGGGTCGCATGGGAGTTTCGCGCCGGGACACAGGCGCAATCCTACATTCAGGGATTGCCGGGCACTGAGAACGAAATAAGCGTCGGCACTGAGGTAAAAAGCACGGTTGCCTGGACACACACCTTCACCAATACCCAGCTTTCAGCTATACGTTTACGCCTGAAATGGCCGTCACTCTTCAAGCAAGAAGACGATGGGGATCTGGTTGGGTATTCGATCAATTACACCATCGAATTGCAAACCGACGGCGGAGCATTTCAGACGGTAATCAACACAGCGGTTACTGGCAAAACCACGTCAGGATACGAGCGCAGCCATCGCATTGACCTTCCACCGGCTGGCACCACCTGGACAATTCGTCTGCGCAAGATTACTGCAGATGCGAACAGTGCCAAGATCGGCGATGCAATGACGATCCAGAGTTACACGGAAGTCATTGATGCAAAACTGCGGTATCCGAACACCGCGCTGCTGTATATCGAATTTGATTCCAGTCAGTTCAATGGCTCCATTCCGCAGATTTCCTGTGAACCGCAGGGGCGCGTCATTCGCGTGCCTGATACTTACGACCCCGTGACACGCACGTACAGCGGTACATGGACCGGTGCTTTCAAATGGGCATGGTCAGATAACCCAGCGTGGGTTTTCTATGACCTTGTGGTCACTGACCGCTTTGGGTTGGGTAACCGTCTCACCGCGGCGAACATCGACAAATGGGAACTTTACCAGGTCGCACAATATTGCGATCAGATGGTTCCAGATGGAAAAGGCGGTAACGGCACAGAGCCGCGTTATATCTGCAACGTTTACGTACAAAGTCGAAACGACGCATATACGGTTTTGAGAGACTTTGCGGCGATTTTCCGCGGCATGACGTACTGGGGCGGGAATCAGATAGTTGCCTTGGCTGACATGCCGCGTGATATCGATTACAGCTATACCCGCGCGAACGTCATCGATGGCCAGTTCAGTTACTCGAGCAGCACGACCAAGACCCGTTACACAACGGCCCTTGTGTCATGGTCTGGTCCGGACAATGCCTATGCTGATGCTATGGAGCCAGTTTTCGAGCAGGATCTGGTTACGCGCTACGGGTTCAACCAACTTGAACTGACGGCTATTGGCTGTACCCGTCAGTCAGAGGCGAACAGAAAAGGGCGCTGGGGCATTTTGACCAATAACAAAGATCGGGTAATAACTTTTGGTGTTGGTCTGGATGGCATGATCCCACAGCCGGGTTACATTATTGCGGTTGCAGACGAAATGCTGTCAGGAAAAGTGACAGGTGGCCGCATAAGTTCGGTGAATGGTCGCGCTATTACTTTGGACCGTGTGCCGGATGCTGTTGCTGGTGGCCGGCTGATTTTAAACCTTCCATCAGGAGCAGCTCAGGCACGCACAATTCAGTCGGTGTCGGGTAAGGTTGTCACTGTCACCACGACTTACAGCGAAACACCTGAGTCCGAAAGCATCTGGGTTGTTGAGTCAGACGAGCTGCATGCGCAGCAATACCGCGTGCTCAGCGTGGCTGACAACAATGACAACACTTTCACCATTTCTGCGGCGTATCACGACCCGGATAAATATGCGCGCATCGATACCGGCGCCATTATCGACGAACGCCCGATCAGTGTTATCCCTCCTGGTCATCAGTCGGCACCGGCCAACATTCAGATCGGTTCATATTCCGTGGTCAACCAGGGGATCAGCGTTCAAACCATGCGGGCCACTTGGGACACGACGGCGAACGCCATCGCTTATGAGGCACAGTGGCGCCGCAACGACGGGAACTGGGTAAACGTACCGCGCAGCTCTGCCACATCGTTTGAAGTGCCTGGCATTTATGCTGGCAGTTATATGGTGCGTGTGCGTGCGATTAATGCGGTCGAAGTGTCATCTCCATGGGGATACTCCGATTT